CGGAACTGACCGTCTCCGGCCGGCTCGCAGCGCTGGCCGGTGGTGAGTTATTCCCGAGTGGGCCACTCCATCGGTCAGCGATGGTAGCGGGGGCCCGCTACGGACGTTGTCAACGCCAGGAAACCGGGCTTTTCCGCTTCGCGGCCTAGCCTATACCGGGATCCCGGGCAAAAAAACACCCCACAAGGGTGGCCGCTACAAACGAAAAAACCCGCCGCCCGGGGCCATCCCCTTGATTTTTGAAGGCTCAGAGAATACACATCGGTACACATTTATCTCTTGACGGCCATTATCTGAGTGTGTATTCTATACACACTAAAAGGATAGAGGCATGGGTGCCAAGGGCAAAGACAGAAAGACCGCCGATGTTCAAAAGCGGCTCACAAGTGATGGATGGTTCGTGGCGCGCAAGGGCCCGGGCGATCACCTGCAATACAAACATGCCACCAAACCGGGTCGTGTCACGATAGATGCAGGTGCCAAGGACATACCGACTGGAACGCTTCGTTCGATTTACCGGCAAGCTGGCTGGGAATGGTGAAATAGGAGACTGACATGCAGGCCATCGCATTGATCCACGAAGAAAATGGCGCGTTCGGCGTTTCGTTCCCGGATTTTCCCGGTGCGACGACAGTTGGCCGCTCGATCGATGAAGCTATTGCCAAGGCTGCCGAGGCGCTGGCGTTTCACGTCGAGGGACTAGCGGAGGACGGCGTGGTTCCAGAAGCACGCACGTTGAGCCAGTTGAAGGACGATCCCTCTTTCATTGAAGACGCCAAAGGCGCGGCGATCGCTTATGTGCCGTATTCTCCACCGACCAAGGCCGCGCGCGTTAACGTAACCTTCGACGAAGGGCTTCTGGAGCGCATTGACGCCGCAGCGAGCACGGTCGGTGAAACGCGATCCGGTTTTCTTGCAATGGCCGCGCGCGAGCGATTGATCGGTTTCGGCGGAATTCAGCAACAGGTTGGTGAGCCGCGTTCCGGCCGACAAGCCCGCAAGAGCGCGTGACGAAAAAAGCCGCCGCAGGTTTCCCCGCGACGGCTTTTCAGCCGGAACCAAGGCCCGCGATACCACTCCCTTGCGGGAGCTCAATGAGCGGCCGTTTTTCTGTTCCCAAGAAAACGGCCAAACTCGGATCAGCACTTACGCCGAGAGGCGCAGTTCCTGACCGACCAACTGATTGTCGTTGGCAGGTATTTTGACCGATTGCGGCAGGTCACGCCGGGTACAGCTTCGATCATCCGAGCGCCGTCGATCCTATGTCGCCCCCGCCGAGACTGCGCGCCCCAGATCGCCTCACGGTAGATCCCCTCTCACCACTGCGGATGAGAGTTTGTAATTGCGCGCAGTCCGGGTGGAGGCGCCGGGTACTGCCCCCGGGTCCGACGATCTTCTTATCGAAGGTTCAGCACCATCTTTCGTAGTTGCGACGCGACGAAACAAAACTGAATTATTCACCTAAACATTTCGGTTGTCTTGCCTTGGGCATTTTCGAGGACGCCCCAGTCATAATAGTCGCCATCGCCACGGCAAACGCCTTCATGTGGCCCACTATCGGGTGGCATGTCTTTCGGCGTACCGCCAACGTAAAACTCAGGGGTGCCATCCTCATCCTGCACGCCGACCTTTTTCTTGAAGGCCAGAATGTGTCTCACATCTTTTTCACAATGGTTTACCCAAAGGCCAACTGTCTCAAGAACAACCGTCCTTCCTCCAGGTGATAGAGGGCCATTCCGGTAGAGTTTCAATGTAAACATGCTGCTTCTCCTGCTCTCCTATGCCCGGAGCCGCCGGGCGCGGCATCACTCGATGGGAAACATGGTGTCGCAGAGCACCTGGATGCTCTCGGCCAGATCGATGATGACGGCCTTTTTCTTGTTGACCGCGCACATCGTGTTCATCTCGCCTGGATGGCGCTCCGGCGAAGCGTACGAGAATATCCTCTCGCCGCCGTCGTCCTCTACGATCACGCGCATGGTTGCCTCGCGGTCAATGATGAAAATACCCAAGCCGCGGATGCGGCCTGGGCTTACGCGGGACAGGTCTTAGGTTTTAGGCCGCCGCGACGGCGGCAGTCGCTACTGTTGCCGCAACCGCCGGTGTAACCGGTGGCGAAGTCAGCACCGGCGCCGGAGTGTTGGCAATGACGGCCGCAGCAAGCACGGCGGTCTTCGCTGTGATATCGGAAGTAAGCGCCGCCAACTTGGCGGGGTCTGTTCCGGCAGCGGTGATAGCGGCAGTCAAGCTATTCAAAAGCGTGACAGCCCCGTCGATGACGGTATCTTCAGCCGCTACGGCGGTGGCGGTATCATCTACAGCAGACATGATGTATTCCTCTCGTTTCAGAATAAGGTCCAGTTTTCGATCGATTGCATCGAGCCGAGATAGGACCTCCGAACTCGGTTCGATGTGATGGAAAATGTGAAATTGCATTTAAGTGGACTCCTTGCGGAATAATTATCTCTTCTGCGTGTTGCTCAAGACATAGAGATGCTCATCGCCGCAGTTGATGCAGACGAGCAATTGTCCATTGACTCCGATAGCGCGATTGACTGGCTCAATATCCTTGAGCCTCAATTCACCACCACACTTATTGCAGCGGTTCGAGGGCGACGGTTCAGCGTAGGCGCGCATTGGTCACCATGATTTCGCACTTGATTGCAACGGCCTCCTGGTGATGGTTAAAAAGAACCCACCAGCCGCAAACAGGAACATCATGCCTGCAGCGATCCATCCGATAACATCGTTGCGACCGGTATCGACGCCCACTGTGTTAATTCTCGCGACGCTGAGGTTTTTCACTTCCTGCACCAGCGCAAGAAGGGCCGGATCGGTGACAGTTTGCTTGCCCTTGCCCTCAGCACCAGCTTGCTCCAGCGCCGCAAGGCGTGTCGTGACTGCCGAAAATTGCTGTTGCTGATTTTGCAACGCGGCTGCTGCCGTAGTGGCAACGAGCGTCCGTGTCTCTTCGGCTGCACGCGTCACTTGATTACGGACAACCTCGGCGGTCTGAGTGACCACTGTCGCCAACGCGGTCGCCTGCTCTGTCGTCCTCTGCGCCAGCGTGGTGGCGGCACCAACATCGACGAGCCGGATGGCGTCGATACGCTTGGCCTCGGCGTTCCTGAGCTTTTCCTCATAATCGGCCCGAAGTTTTGCTTCGCCGTCGACGCGCTTCAATTCAACATTACGTTCAGCCACAGCGCTGTCGAGACGCACTTGATTTAATTTATCACTAGCCCCACGAAGATCGTCCTGCCTCTTGACAATGGCATCCATAATATCGTCTAGCCGCTTTACGGCAGCCAGCACGAGATCGAGTACGTTGCGCGTGGGGTCGACTGCCGCGCTACCGTGTGAGTCTACGGCAACGCCGGGGCGGTTTTCCGGCGGAATCTGCGCCCATGCCGGGACATAAAGCGCCAGCACAAACAAAATAAGTCCAATGGTTAGTCTTTTAGCCACGGAAGTCATTTTGTCTCCTTTCTATTTGCTCAGTTCGATCTTGCGATCTTCCGCGCGCTTGAGCTGATCGCCTGCCGCTTTGAGTTCTTGCTGCCACGCATCATGCGCCACCGTGCCAGCCGGCGGAGCGATGACAAGGAGGCTACGCTGCTTGGTGGAATAAACCTCGATCGCAGTGTCAGCCTGCTTGCGATCTAATCTTTGGATGTCGCTGCTGGTCGCTAGCGTGGGAAATCCTAGCAATATCCATAAAGCGATGATCGCTCCCAGCGCGCCCGGAACGCCCATGATGATTGGCCAGTTGATCTTGTGCTTTTTCGTCATTGCGGCTCTAAACCTTCGGCCCTTGTTTCGTCAGCTCCGCGATCACGCCCTCACGCGCCGAATTCAGCTTGTAGATGCCGGCAACAAAATTCTCGACCGAGCCAGGTTGAAGATTGGCGGACCACAAGATGAAACGCTCCGAGACCGCCCGGTCAAAGGCGGTCTCGACGGCTTCGATGGCGCGAGCCTCGAAAGTCATCATGCTCTTTAATATTTGAGCGTGAAGCCCACCACGGCAGCATTGCCGAGTTTGATGCTCTGCTGTGGTCCGACTGAGAGTCCGCTACTCTGCATGACCCATTGCGCCGTCACATCGGCCACCACGCCGTTGCTCAGGCGCGATTCCAGCCCGATGCCGAGACCGGGCGAGATAAGCCAATCGCGGTTCTGCGCCAGGCCGAAACTCGCACTGACATCCTGCTCATGCAGCGACACGAAGATGAACGGGTATTGCGGGCCTTGGGTCACACCCGCCGGCAACGCCGGCAGAGACGGCACCGATAGTCCACTGGTCAGGCTCGGGAACAGATTGAGCATGGACGACAACGGACTGCCGACGCCGGCACGCTGTTCGAAGTGCAGCGGGCCGGTCAGGGATAGACCGTTCTGCGAGCCGTTCAGATTGGCCCAGTCGAAGTTGCCTTCGACAAACCAGAAGTTGCCGACCGTGGTGCCGAATGGGCAGCCATATCCGAGCGTGATACCGACGTCACCCTGGATGATCGATGCGCCCGGAGGTCCGCCACTGATGGAACCAGCACCACCCATCGTGTTGAGACCAAAATACATGCCGCACTGGCCGGCGAGATAACCAGAGAATAGGCCCGGCTTGGCCTTCGCGATGTCGGCACCTTGCGCGATCGAGGAAACCGCAAGCAGAGACGCGATAGCAGACGCAAGAAAGAGTTTGCGCATAGATCACCTTTGAGGTTGGAGGAAGATTAGGTCGCAGAAATAATCATGGCGCGCGCAGGCGTCAGCAGATTGTTTTGCACGAGATGCACGAGATCGTCGCCGTTGGCGGCGCCGGTCATCGCCGCGGCGATGAACGCAGCGACGCGCGGGTCGGTTTTACCGGCGGCGGTGATTGCGTTCTTCTCGTCGTCGCTAAATTTGGGCCACCACGGCACCGTCGGCGTTGGCGCGATAGGCGAGGCGGGAGGCGTCGGCACCTTATCGGCGAGCGCCTTGGAGACGGTCGCCTGCGTATCGTCTTTCTTGTCCGAGCCCGAGCTCGAATTAAACTGATAGCCGTTGGCGTCGGCCGCCATCTTGATGAAGAGCATGACCATGCTGGCGACCAGCGCGATCGTGCCGGCGTCGAGCTTGCCGGGCGGCCCATAGACCAGGATAAGCAGCAAACCGACCACCAGAGCCGCCGCGATGACGGTGAGGAAGAATGCCAGCACGATCTTTGCGTTCACGTTTGCGATCGAGCTTCTGATCGTACTCTTGGCGCGTGCAGCCGTATTGTCGACGTCTGCCATCGATTACTTCCTCGTTACCGTCTTCGGTTGACGCGCCCGGCCCGGCGTAGAATTCAAAATAGAAAAATTACTCGTGCGCCCACTGGAAATGCATAGGCAAAAAGCGCTATACATATCTCATGAGAAAAAAGCATAAGAACCGGTCTGGATTTCGTTTTTGCAACGACTGCGACCGCGAATTTTCTCTCACGGCTGAATTCTTTCCGCGCGACAAAAATAGGCAGCCGAGCGGTTTGGGTTACCAATGCAGAGAATGTGAACGCGCTGCTCATAAGCGGCGACCACCCCGACCATCAAACTATCGAAAGTTAACGCCGGAACTTAGAGCCTCACATCAAAAAAGACAGAAGCGTTATCACAATGGACGAGGGTGGTCTGTTTTCAAAGTTGGTTCATATCGTTATTTCGATAAGAAGCGAGGATTGTCCAACGATCTCACCGCCGCATGGTTTAGAGATAACATCGAGAGCAAACCATGTTTCTATTGCGGCGATGCATCCAAACGATCGGGTGGAGATCGGATCGACAACTCGAAGGGCCACACGAAAAACAACGTCGTTCCTTCATGCTGGGATTGCAATTGTACGCGCGGCAATCGCTTCTCTCATGAGGAAATGATTATCATCAGCGACGTTATCCGAACAATTAAAGCTACTCGTGTGCCCATTGAAAATGCATTGGATCGCGACGTTGCTTAAATTCGTTACCCCAGAACGCGCCGTTCTTTTTGAAGATCCATGCGATGTCGGTAGACATCGTGAAGTGTGGCGCCGCCGGCGGGAAGTAGAACGAGTTATGTTCCGCGTCGAAATCGACGGCCGCGCCGAAGCTGTGATCGGAGATGCGCGATGAACCGGCAATCGGGCGCGGGTTGAAGCTGCCGCTGAAATGCACGATCGACGTTGCGTTGATCGCCGTCTGGTCGTGACCGTAGAACTCCCAGCAGGTCGCGAGCACAGCCGAAAGTGCGGCAGCACATTTCTTGTGGATGCGGATGCTCTTGATCGAAACGAGAACGCCGCTGTCCTCTTTATAGGTCATCGCGAATGGCGGCGCGATCGACGTCAGTAGCGAAGCGTCTTCCCAGGGCTTGCCGTAGAACGCCAGGAGCGAGGCGGTATCGTCATGCGGCCAGCCCGAGGCCGGCACAAGCGGTACCATCGGCACGATCGCCGGCTTGGCGGCTGCGACAACCTGGGTGGCCGGTGCATCAAGCAGCGCTGCGGTTAGCGGCCCGACGGTGCCATCGACCGTCAAACCGTGCTGCGTTTGAAACCGCTCGACGACGGCTTGTGTGCCAGGACCAAAATAGCCGTCGATCGTCATCCGAAAGCCACGATCGAATAGCGCCTGCTGGATGTCCTTGACAATCTGGCCGGTCGCGCCAAAGCCGATAGTCGAGGTGCCGATTTCAGCGGTGATGGTCATGACGGGAGGCGATGCCGATGCCGATGCCGAGTTTGTCAACCTATCTTTAATAAGTTGACTCTTTTCTTGCATCATCTTCGCAAGTTCGTTCTTGTCCACCTTATTTTCTTCCATCAGTGAGGTCATCACATCCACCCTATGGCTTGCATGAGCTTGATGTCGTTGACTGAGAAGGCGTTGATGACTCCTCCAGAGCTATAGTCGCTGCAGGCGTCGTGTGCCACCGGGCCTGATGGATACCAATCGCCGAGGTCTCCGTTGTTTCCATTATTATTCCATGAGCCCAGGTTAGTGACGCCGTTGTCGACTGAGAAATAGGCGGTGCTGCCGGAGGCACCCATCGCGTGACTGCGCACGCCAGGAGCCGAGTAGCGGAACAGATCCATCGGGCCGTAGAAATTCGGCTGCATGTCGACCATCGACACGCGGCCCATGACCTCCGTAATCTCGTGCTCAATGGTGCCTATCAAGTAATATCCTGCTGCCGCCGCCGTCGTAAAGTTCCACGCCACCGACTTGCTGAAGCCGACCCAGCCGTCTGGTGTCACGGTGCCTGAGTAAAGCCCAAGCGCCTTAGATGCGGCCTGCGCTAAGAAAACGATGCCCGGCAGTGGAGAGGCAGACGGCAGCGTGGAAGCACCTGGAGCATTCTTGGCGATCAGGGCGCTTCTTAGCCCACTGTAACTTTGCGAGGCATCATAATTGGTTAGACTTGAGCCGAGGTCGCCGCTACCCAAAGGTGACTGGGCACATTCTCCCCAGCCGACTTGAATGCTGATGGTAACATTCTTAGAGGGGAATGCAGCGGACAGAGCTGCTGCAGCTGTATTCAATGCTGTCTGCGCGCCTGCCGGAGCTGTCGCCCAACTCGGGTCATAGATGAAATTGAACTTGAGTCCTGATACTGCAGTTACTGTCAGCGGAAGTGTTGCGCTGAAAGGTTTTCCCGCAACGGCAAGAGATGCTGCAATAGTGTCGCTGCCGGCAGCGAGTGACTTTGCTGCCGCAGTGATCCCAGTAGACGTCAGCGTCGTAATGGTAGGCGCGGCATGACTCCACGCCGGAGACGTATCCGGCGCCGGAGTCTTCAACATGACATTGCCATTCGCATCCTTGTAGGACAAGGACAACGGCAAAGTCTGCCCGACGATCAGTGTTGTCACAGCTAGACAGGTATGCCGGGGACGATGACGATGCTGGTGAGCACCTGCGGCGGCGGCACGATGGTCACGACCACCGGCGCGGCATTAAATGCCACACCACCGACTTTCACTTGAAGATTGATCTGGTCCGTACCAGCGGAGAGAGCATTGGCATTGCAGGTCATGCCATTAGCCGAAGGCGCGAGTGACTCGTCGGCGGCAACAGTGTTGCTCCATGCCGGTAGCGCGTCGAAGGTTGGCGCGACCAGCATGACATTGCCATTCTGATCAAGACATTTGAACGATAGCGGTAGCTGGTGGCCTACGGTCAGTGTAGCTGTCGGTGAGACTGCCATAGCAGCTCCTTTCATTGAGACAAGAATTTGGATACTACTCAGACGTTGATTGCTGATGTACCCAATTATTAAACTATCAAGCTCGCCCGACATTGGTTATGACGGGATCAAGGTCGCAGTGAGTACAGGGCCAACATAGGTGCCGACGCTGACACTTACCCAACGGAACTGATCTCCGAAGATGCCGTCAACGGAGGTGCTGACCGTCAGCGCGAGGGAGCCTGGCGTCTTGTCGGTGGCGTTGACCGTTAGCTTGGACAAACTTCTGTTCTTGACGGCATTGGCTGTCGTCCAGTGGAAGTTGGCCACGTCCTGCCAGGTGGCACCAGAGTCAAGCGAAGTTTGAAGGTAGAGATCTATGGTTGTTCCGCCAGAGACATAACCCGTTATTGAGGCTTGGATGGTCAAACCGAGCGCGCCGTCGAAGCGTGTTTGCGCAAGACCGGTGATGGTGCCGGCAGTCGTGATCGGCACTGGGCCGTAAGTTCGTATCTGAGGCTGTAGCATTGCAATTCCTTTCGAGGTTGAAGTTGATTATTGCCAGAATCCTACAACACCGCATATTCCGCTGGCGGATGTAAGAGCTTGAGTAAGTGTTAGGGTGAATGAGCCCGTTTGTGTTAACGCCATGTCGTAGGCGCCATAACGTAGGTTAACTGCGGTGCCAGTCGAAGCATCGGCGTTCTCAGTCGGCGTATCTGTACCGCTCCAAGTTCCTGTATAGCTTGTCGCTCCACTAGAGCCATAGACCGCCGCGCACATCACCTGTCCGCTGGCCACGGGGCCTGCCGCAATGCCAAAGGAAGTTTGTGGACCGGAGCTGGTAAATCCAACACCTGCAAAAGCTGGCGTAGCCGAGGCTGCCACCACTTTCCAGACGTTGATATTGATGTCTGATGGTGAGCCGGCTATGCTGGCAACAATGTCCGCCGTAGTGCCCAACGGAACACGAGCCGCGAACAATGCACTGTAATTGCGCGAGACACTAACATAAGCGACCATATTAGCGGCTACGCCGCCGATAGTCATCGTCGGAGCATTATTACTCGTATTTTGAAAAGCAAGTGAGACAACCACCATGCGATTAGGATCGGCTGTCCCGATAGCGGGAGACGTACCTAGTGCGGCGGCAGTAAACTGACCAGATGTTCCGCCAGATGGCCCCACCAGCGACGTTTGATAGGTAACCGCTGGTGTGATCGTCGTGGTTACGTCGGTCACGATTGGTGCAGGAAGTTCGTGTATGATAAAGGATGGCGCTACGCAAGTTACAGTGTTAGTACTTGTCGCATTGATATACATTTTAGCTTGAACGGTTGTTGATCCGGCTGGCAGACCGGTCACAACAGCTCGAAATCGCATTTGCCAAGCAAATAGAACGTTGCCTGTGAGAGGCGGCTGAAATGGGAAAGTCTTAACAACAGAACCATTGACCAGTATCTTGATCCAAGAACCTGCTGCGGCGGCGGTCAACGTCGTCGCATTTGTGCCAAAATCAAAATCAATAAGCAATGTGTTGCCGGCGGAGATCGGGAATACTACCGTTCCTATGATATCACCGGCAGCGGCGTTATTCCATGCAGTATAAGTTTTTGTGACATCGGTGAAAGTGGCGTAGCTGATATTGCCGAGCACTCCGCTACTCAACATTCGCACGTTGATCGCTCCATCCGGTACCGCATCTGGACGTAGAGCAATTTGCGGGGAGCCACTGACTTGTTGTACGAGAAATGGAGCGAAGAATGCCCCTCCCGTGACGTTTGGAATCCCAATCTCGGTGCGATCACCGTAGAGGCGAGCACGAGAATAAGGAACGCCGAGTGAGTCAACGAATGCCGCGATCTGTATTCCGGCTTTAGCAAACGTAGCCCCGATTGAGGCGTTCACCTGCATATCGAATAGAGCTAATGCTCCACCGACCGGATCGGCACTGGCAGTAATCTTAAACTGACCACCAGCACTCAGATTGCCATAGTTTACGCTTAGGTCGTACTGAAGAGCCGCCAATGCATCGGTGGCCGAGGCCAAGGTGGCCAGATCAAGAGCGATATTGGCAGCGACAGCTACGACTTGAGTCTGCGCTGCGGTGGCCGCTGTAGAGGCAGCGTTCGCGGTGTTGGTCGCATTGGTGACGTTGGTGTTAGTAGTTGCGAGGTTGGTGTTGGTGGTAGCAAGGTTCGTGTTGGTGGTGGCAAGATTGGTGTTGGCAGTGTTGGCGGTGCCTTGCGCCGTCGCTGCATTGGCGATACCGGTAGCGGCGGCGGCAGCAGCAGCGGCGGCGGCTGCGGCAGTATCATTGCCTGCATTGTTGTAGGCCGTTATCGGCGGCGTGAAATTTGCCGTCCATCGAGCGATGCCGATTGATACACGGAATTCGTCAATATATCCGTAGAAATTTAACCCTACGAATTCTCCAAGACGCCCCACTGCGAAATTGTTAGGACTATTGTTTACCGTGCCAGTGATGGCTACGTCGCCACCTTCCTGAATGCCATTGACGAAGAGCCTTAATATATTCCCAAAACGAACAAGCGCAGCGTGATTTGGTCCAGTCGATGTAATTACCGTGGTTCCGGTTACGGCGTATGTGGTACCGCCAACAAACGCATAACCCACGACGACATTAGTGTTCTGAAGCCAAAGCTCCACTGACCTGCTCGCAGAAGTGGCCGTGCTGTCTGCCTGGCCGCCGATGCATCGGCTTGTGGTGTCTCCGCCTTGCCTATTGAACCGAGCATCTACGGTAAAGTCTAAACTTCCAAACACGAAGTCAGTGCTGTCTGGTGTGTCAACCCACCCAGCAGCAGCCCCGCAGTTGTAGGACGATCCTCCGAACACACTCTGCGCTGTCGCTATCGAGCCAGTGTGATTTGTCCAGGTATGTGCTGAGGAGCCCCCGACGTTACTATCGGTGATCGTCGTCGAACCGTCTGCTCCGTCAAAATGAAGAAGGATTTTTGTTAGGTCGTCATTTCCACCGACAGCGGCAGAGGCTGCGGCGCTGAGGTTGGTAGTTAGTATCGCCGTTGCCGCCAAGGCACTGGTCGCCGTATTCCCGGCGATTAATAGACTGGCGTCTGAAGTAGCAAAGTGCGCGGTCGTATCAAACTGAAATCCAGCGAAGGCGTCGGTAGTCAGCGCATTAGCGACCAAGTCAAGGCTTAGATTAGCCGCTGATGCGTTGGCGATGGCTTGGGCGAGTGCCGCAGCTGTCTGTGCCGCCGTCGCTGCGGTCTGTGCCGCTGATGCGTTAGTGTTAGCTGTTCCTGCAGTCGTGTTGGCGGCGTTCGCGGTCGTGGTGGCGGCGTTGGCGTTGGTTATGCCGGTCTGAGCGTCGGCCTCTGCTGCGGCTACGTTCGTATTGGTGGCGCTGAGGTTGGTGGTAAGCGTTGTTATGGCAGAAGCATTATTGGTCGCCGTGGTTCCTACAATGGCTAAAGTGGCATCTGAGCTGGCAAAATGAGTATTTGTATCGAACTGAAATCCAGAGAAAGCGTCATTTATCGTCGCCAGTGCGATGAGGTCGAGAGTGAGATTGGCCGCTGATGCATCAGCTTCAGCTTGTGCGACGGCAGCGGCTGCAGCGGCATTGCCAGCATTCGTGTTGGCCGTCGCGGCGTTACCGAGCGCTGTGGTGGCAGTACCTTGTGCCGCCGTGACATTCGTGTTGGTCGCACTCAGAGCAGTGTTGAGCGCAGCTACGCCAGTGACGCCGTCTGAGACCACAGACGAAACGATCGCTAGGCTGGCGTCGGTAGAGGCGAAGTGAGTCGTTGTGTCAAACTGAAAACCAGCAATCGCATCGGTGGCCGATGCTAAGGCGATCAAGTCGAGAGTTAGATTGGCTGCAGACGCATCAGCCTCAGCTTGTACTAATGCTGCGGCGGCTGCGGCTGCGATGGCCTGGGCCTGCGCTGCCGTTGCAGTTGCACTCGCCGATGTGGCTGTGCCTTGAGCTGCCACGGCTGCTGCCTGCGCCGTGCTGGCGGCGTTGTTGGCGTTAGTTGCGGCGGTCTGAGCAGCCGTGACGTTTGAGTTGGTCGCGCTAAGAGCGGTATTGAGCGCTGCTACGCCGGTCACGCCGTCAGACACCACAGACGATACGACCGCTATGCTGGCGTCGGTGGAAGCGAAGTGAGTGGTTGCGTCGTACTGAAATCCGGCGAAGGCGTCAGTGATAGTGGCCAGGGCGACTAGATCCAGAGACAGGTTAGCCTGCGAAGCATCTGCCTCTGCCTGCACAGCTGCTGCGGCTGCCGCTGCTGCGTTTGCAGTATTTCCAGCGTTCGTAGCCGTCGTCTGAGCCGCAGTGACGTTCGTGTTGGTCGCGGCAAGGTTTGTGTTGAGCGCCGCTACGCCGGTCACGCCATCGGTCACTACGGACGCTACTACCGCGACACTGGCGTCCGTGGTGCCGAAGTGTGTGGTCGTATCAAACTGAAATCCGGCAAAGGTATCGTTAAGTGTCGCCAAGACAATCAGATCAAGAGAGTCGTTGGCGGTGTTCTGATTGACCTGAGCCTGTGCGGTAGCAACCGACGTAGTAAGAGCACCGATACTGGCGTTGGCAATTAACGCATTGGCAATGCCTGTCTGCGCGTCAGCTTCTGCCGTAGCTGCAGCCACCGCCGCTGCCAACACGTTCGTATTTGTTAGAACAAAATTGGCATTCGCATTCGCGGCAACGGTACTGATATCGTTGCCTGTGGCAAACAACTGGGCAGCTTGATCCTGCACCGACGCGATGGCGTCATTCAACTCGGTATTCAGTGCGTCTGTGAGAGACGGTCGACCAACGCTTCCGACCGGAGGAGTTGCTCCCAGTGCCGCCGCAACGACTTGGTTGCCTACCGCTGCGCCAGTGTTGACCCACGCCGTCCAGATTGTCACGCGAGATGGAATGGTCTCAATATTGGCGCGAGCTTCGTAGACTGCGGCAGATTGAATGCCTGAACTGATCACTCCCAAACCAGTGGTAGGATCGGTGAACCTTTTCTCTAAAACATTGGTGTCGCCTACGATGCGATACTGGACGATGACTGACTTGATCGTGGTGTCGGTGATTGCTGTCCAGTTGCATTGCAGCGCCGGTGTCGTTACTCCGCCAGAGGCATTGATCTGAATGCCTGCGATCGAGAAGGCGCTAACAGCAGTAGCTAGATTATTGAACCCAGCAAGATTGGTCGGAGCTGTGCCGGAGAGTTCATCGGTATTGGCGGTCCAATCGAATGCGCTTGATGCAATCTCACGCAACGTCAAGGCGATAGTTTGGTCAATATTGAGCGTCGTTATGCTGATCAGAAATGTCTTGGTAAAACCAAATCGCGCCGAGGTCCAGGTCACCCAATCGCCCGGCTCCAGCACCGAGAACTTGAATGGTAGAACAACTGTTGCTGTCGCCTGTAAACGTGCTAGCTTGCGGGTAATCTCCTCAAGCCGCTGCGCCTGCGTTCCCGAATAGACCATCGGGAAATCGATGGTAGTCGCTAATTCCTCGCCATCCTCCGTGGCATCCGCCGATGAAACACGAGGCGGCGACGAGATCGAGGCCCAGTTCTGCACTGGTTCTGAATAGGTACCGAACACCGCATTGATCAGATCGGCGCGCGAGCGATGTGACGAATATACTTGAGGCTGCCCATTAACCAGATCGCTATCGGTAAAACTCAATGCGACGGTTTGCGCTACGCCGGCCAGGGGCGCAAATATCCCGGCATCTTCCAGAAGCGTCCCCGCCATTGAACTCAGGAACGCCGTTATGGCATCGCGGTGCTGCACATTTGAGGCAACCTGCATGCCGATGCGGTAGCGATTTTCGGTCGACGTCCAAGTCAGATTGAAGCTGGCGCTAATGCCGAAGCCGCTGCTTGATCCTTCTGCGACCGGATTGCTGGCGGAAACAGTAAAGTGGCCTGATTGAATGATCGTCGCATGCGTAATGACACCACTCGCAATCGTATCGACACGCACCAAAATTGGTACCGTAAAGGTGCCCCCGGTAAGCGTTAGAACGTCGCCAACCGCGTGCCCGGTACCGCCGGCGTTAATTGAACTGATCGACGCGCCACCAAGCACCAGCGTGATAGCGTCGTCGCATGAATTTGCCGCCGCGACATAAGAATTCTGCACCATGTCGGCGGTGCTAAGCCCCATGCCCAGCATGAGATTGCCATTAACCCAGACCCCACGCTGATAATTGTAGAGACAGATCGCCGGGTTGGCTGTCCACTCGTAGGTTGACTGCGTGCCCCAGCGATGCGAGCCGGAACCTCCGACCGTGGAATCCTTTCTTACATCGTAGCAGCGCAGACCCTTGACCACAAAAAGGAATTGCGGAATTGCACCGGTGGAATAGACGTTGGTGTCATAGAGCAGCGTAATCGAGACATAGCAAATCCCGGTGAGGGTATTGTTCGAACTCCATCGTCCTGGCGGATTGGCATGCGAGACGAGTTCTGAGTCGGCTGCTTGACTGTCGGCGCCATTAAAGAACCGCACCAACATTGTTGGAGAGCCGCCAATGACGCCACCCGTGCGATATTCGGTGACCGGATATCCAGACCCCCAACTTAAGGAGACCGGAGAGGCTTCAACAGTGACAGGCAATCCGTTAATAAAAATGCCGGCCAGACTGTCATGCAGACCGTCCCCGAGGGCATATACGAGCTGAAGGTTGTCGTTACTTGCTCCGTCCGCGTTCCAGTAGAGTAAAGCGCCCGCAGTCGCCTGCGTTCCGAACAAGGCACTGCGCGGAAGATTGGCGCCAAACTGCACCGCGGTCTGCACGCCGCCGAGTGAGGCTGGTGCCGCGTCTGGCTTAGGCGCTAATGCTTTAGCGAGATAACTTAGCCCAAACGAAAGCGCGACACTCCCTACGACGCTGACAATCGTTCCGCCAATGACAGCTGCCGCCTCGGCACCAACCCCGATAGCTATAATTAAGTCGGTTAAACCGATTGCCGCTGAAATAAACGGCATGGCTAAATGATCCCGCAGGCCACCAAAAGAGACTGGATAAGCCAGACCAATATCGGAACGGTAATGATGGCCGTCATATTCGGAATGCCCTGATGGCGAATGAACGCGATGTGAAGGTCAACCCGGATGCCGCCTTGCCGAGAATCATTTGCCCAATACAAATTGCGGCAGCTATTTGCTCGCCCTGCTTGACCGCGACAAGATCACCACGGCTCGCAAATGATGGAGCAATCTCATCGGGGAAATACTTCGCTAAAAAATCCCCAACATCGCGAAGTTTTAATTTGCTAAGAATTCTCGCGATGTCCATTTCAGTACGATAGGACCCGCAAAACTCAGTGCACGGATTTTCTCCGGTTATTGCCTCGACCGTGTCCATCGTCAGTTCAAAGCAGTCAGAAACGCCAAGCTCAAATGGCAGTGTACGATGCTTATCAACCGCTGCGGCGAACCGCGTTTCCCAGTTCGGAAGTCTCATCATCTACCAAAGCCAAGTTTTCTAAGTCCATCAGATGAACCGTGTCCGGTCGATCCTGCATTCTGATTAATGCGGCCCCAGAAAATATCCTGCACGCCGGCTAATGCCGCCAACACCAAGCCGCCATCTGTCGCATTGATCCATCGCTGATCGGCATCCGAGCGCGTGCGGTACCCGGTTTTAAGATGATCGCGTGCCTTCGATTCAAGATAAGCTTTGAGTAGAGCACCGCCGCCGATCTGATCCTCGTGATCGATCTTGTCGATGTATCCGGAATAGAATCGTTCGACCGATAACAGTGTGCGGCTATCGGGATCGAAATAAGCGCGTGATATTTTAACCGGCGCCTGGTGCCAGGTTTCGCCCTCAATCGTGGCTAGTACGTCAGGAGACAAATCGGAATTAGGCACTGATGTGAGAGTGACCAGCAATGGCACTGATGAGAGATCAGAAACGCCGCCGATCTGCTGAATATCGATCAGCGATCCGGCACCGGTATAAGGGTTTCCGCTATAAGTCAGAATGCCTTGACCGGTCCAGAACCGATAGGTGCCTGATGGAAACGTAAACTCCATCAGCGCACGGCTTACCGCGCGCCCAGACGCCAGCATAGTGATAGTGCCGGAGTCGAAAGCTTTCATTTCAGACCAGCTTCTGCACGGCTTCGAACGTCACGGCTTGCGCCGATGCTGCTTGAGCCTGGGCCGAGAATGTCCCCGGCTTGATAATCATGACGCAGGTTGGTGATACGAGCTGCACTCCGAGTGCCGTAGTTGCGGCCCCACTGCGCACGCTTGGTTCAACCGACACCGTTGCCGTTCCCGTACCGCTCGCCGTCACCGCCTCAAGGATCTGATAGAGCGAGCGCTGCCCCACCGTCATCGGGATCGAGATGTAATCGCCAACCGAGAATTGATAACTGGCGGGCAACGCTGAGACGGAAATCGTCGATACCGTTGTACTAACAACCGTTGCCGTACCGTCGAAGGCCCCTCCGCCGAAGCGCGTGAGATTAAGAACTGATGCGCCATAAAAAAAAGGATAGCGTTTTTCAGGATCGTAACCGTAGAATGCGTTGAAGACGCCCTTGAGGCTCCGCTCCCACGCTTGCCAGACCGCACGATCTTTTCCGTCGATACCAAGAAGAATCGTCGAATATTTGCAGGTCCAGAAGGCGTCGGCCAATTCCATGCCGGTGAATTGACCACCATAAGTCGTATTGGCAACCTGCTGTCGCATCAGATTGAAATCGCAAGCACCCCAAGCATCTAATCCAGCCGGAAACGACCGCGGAAACGTGATCGTCATGATTCAGCATTCCCGCTTAAGCGTGCAGCCGCATGCCGCGACTGGATGCGTCCTGCACGATCTTTACTGTGTCGGCGTATTGGTTCTTGCGAAATTGCGCCAATGTCGTTTGCAGCCGCACAACGACCGCCGGATCGGCACCACTGGCATCAATATGGATGTCGCCCATGCGGATGTTCGTACCGCCGCCGGAATTATAAGCTGAAGTCTCCTGACGATTAAGAACGCGCTCGCCAGGATGCGCGATGATCGGCACGCCCCCATCGGTGATCATGCCTCCGGTGTCAAACCGCGGTGCATTCTCAAAATAAGCCGGATGCACATAGCGCGGTGTTCCATCGATTCCGACCATGCCGCCAGAGCTAAAGGCAAATGCAAGATCGCTAGCGGCCGCGCCGGTAGCGGCTGCGTTCGATGATGCGAGACTTGAGGATGCTCCACCCAGCCCGAACATGCCAAGAATTCCACCTAAACCACTGGAACCCGCGCCGCCGAACGCCTTCGACCAAAGACTATCGATCGCCATCTGCATCAGCTTGTCGGAAATCTTATTCAGCGCGTTCACGGCAGCCGTCTGGAAAGACTCCCACGCCGTCTTTCCCGCTTGCAGGCCAACCCGCATATCGGTTGCCATTCCACTGAGCGCGGTTTGCGCCGTAGCGCTTAACTGCTTCATTCCGTCGGCCAGCCGCATCGTTGCGGAAAGCCCATCATTCATGAAGGCTTGCCAATCGTTGCCGTGAAGCTGGTGCTGAACGGCGGCAATCTGCGATTCCAAACCAGTCATCAGAGATGTCTGAATACTGAAGTTCGCGGTCTGCTGTGCGGTTAGCTGTGCTTGCGCCTGTTTTGCACCGCCCGCCGCTTCCGCCTGCTTGTTGAAGGCTGCGGTCTCGGCGTCGGTATAGGTTTTGCCGCTCAGCATCGCCTCGTTAAGCCGGGTCTGTTCTAACCGATAGGTTTCCGCCGCGCCGACTGAGCGCCCGAGCGCACCGGTCTGAACCTCGGTGGCTGAGGTCGCCTGCATAACGGCATAGGTGCCATTGGCCTGTGCTTCCGCCACGCGTCTGACATTGGCAACCTCGTCGGAGGTCAAGCCAGCGCCCTGTTGCTGCTGCTTCGCCAAAGCCGCCATTTTGGCGTTGACAACATCGGTCACCGAAGCCGCCGCGCCCATCGCCGCGGTGTGCAGCGTGATATTGGCGGTATAGGCATCGAGCTGGGCGGCCGACACACCGCGCTCGGCCGCGAGTTTGTTTTCTGCAGTCGCGTTGCCCTCTACAGCCGCCTTGAGCTCCAGCAGGCGAAGCGCCAGCTTATCGTTTGCTGTGGCCGCGCTGCCAAGCAGACTGATTTCTTCCTTCAAAACGACAAGCTTCGCCGAAGTGGTCTTTGAGGCGTCGAGGCCTGGCATCCCGGTCATATCGAGTTGCGGAGGGTATGCCGGCATTTGATTAAGCGCGGGCTGTGACATTCCACCGCCCGGTTGAAAACCAAATAGCTGTCCGGTTGTTGCCGGCCCCAAAGCGTACGCCGACAACTTTGCTAGAAACTGCGACCACGGGGAAAGTGTTGACGTTCCATTTGCAATATCGGACAGCACCCCTGCTACCTGCTCGCGCATTTTTTGCCAAGCAATTCCGGTTTCCAAAATCGGCTGGGCCCCAATAGATCCCATCATTAGATCGGCGTGTTTTGTAGTCGCGTCGAGTTCGGCCTGTAGCGCTGCAACTTGCTTTAGCAGCTGTTCGCCAATGACCTTGTCGGCGTCTCTTGCGCCCTGCGTCAGATTGGCCATGCCGCCGGCATCTCCGACGGACGCCGCCACGCCGGTAAAGGCCGCGACGCCACCGCGACCGCCGCCCGCGCGCATCAATTGATTCCGGGCCGCGATATCGCCAGCCGCATCAGCTTTTTGAATGGCCTGCGTGTATAAATCCAAAGCGACACTGACATCTTTTGTACTTTGGATTTGCGACGCTAAGGCCGGATCGATCTTCTGCAGTTGAGTCAGAAAAGCGCCGCTGCCCTGACGTGCCGCTTCCCAAGATGTCGTAAAACGCACGATAGCTTGCATTGTCGCATCGGCTTGTACGCCATGCTTTGCTGCCGCTTGCGTGAGCGCCTGCAAAGCATCGGTCGAGAGGCCAGTCGTTTCCTTAAACTTCTCAAGATTGACTGCTTCCTCAGCCAGTACATGCGCGGTGCGCTCAGCTTCCGCAAACGCAGCAGAGACAAGTCCAACCCCAACCGCAGCGGCAATACCCCAAGGGCCCAACGCCGCGAGAAACACGCCAACGGGACCAGCTCCCGCTGACATCAAGATCAGTTGGCCAGATACACTGGTCATCGCAGCGGCAAATGGGTTTGCCGATGCCGTCGCATTATCGAAACGCGTGCTCGCCAGACCCATCAACTGATTATGGCGATCGACGTTGATCAACCCCTCGCTATAGGCTTGATTGATCACCTTTTGCGATGTGTTGAACTGCTGTTGCGAGCGGTAGGTCGTATCGAGCGAGCGCTGCTGACGATCAAGCGCGGTTTGAACGCTCAGCGTCGACTTCGATGTTGTGTCCGAAGTGACGGTGACACCGGCCATGGCGTCGCCGAGCTTATTGACCGCAGCCGTCGCCTGATCGACGCCGTCGGTCGTGCCCTTGATCGTGATGGTGCGGACGACGTCGTCAGTCATTTAGGTTGGTTTTCCGGATTGAGATAGGCACCATCACAGGCGCGGATCAGGAATGCAAAAAGCTCGAACTCGTCGATGTCGTTAATGCCGTAACGTTCGGCATAGGAATTGATCGATGACCAGGGGATTGCGCCAAGGCTCATACCGACCGATCGGTCGGTCGAGAGTTCCGCGAAGGCGCGATAGACGAATTCGCATTCCTCGGCGAGCTCCGGCGCGATGGCGTCGTCAGGGATAGGCTGGCCTGCATCGGTCGCGGCTTGCGCCAGCCATTGCGCGCGTTCGCCGTATTTAAGGTCGAAGGCAACGCGCGCGGCTAGTTTTTTGCTTGGTCTTCCTTCTTCTCCGCGATTCCATCTCCGACCGTTGAGGCCGCCCAGAAGATTGCGTCACGCACGCGGCGATGCGTTGGGTTGCTGAGAATCTCCTTGGCCTGCGCTTTGGAATAAGACACCGGATTTCCAGCCTCATCGTCGATGCCGCCCCAGTCGAGTAGGCTGTGCTCGAGCAGCAAGGTCGAGTTGATGCGATCAATCTCATCGCTGTCGATCTGGCCGCCGACGCGCTTGTTGCGCGGCAACGCCGCGATGAGCTTCGATTGCGCCCGGCGCCAGTCGGCGTTGCCGTTGCCGCGGACCTTCACACACAGATCACCCATTTCAGGGATCGGCGTGCCGTATTTTTCCCCGATCCATTCACCCTGCTCGACACGGACCGGATCGACGCTGACATCATTGAGCTTCATGAAGCACCCTTTTGCAGAGACGAAAAAAGGAAACGAAAGTCAGTTCACGGAATCGGCGTTCCGCGGCGCGACGATCTCGACCTTGCCGGTCTTTTTGAATGTCACGAAGATCCCGGCCTCGCTGTCGATGACTATATTTCCACTTTCATCAACCCGATGACATTCGACGAGACCTCTTGCATCATCCGCCATGATGCAATTATCAACGCGGTGGCCGTCGAGCAGAATTAGCGGGCAAGTCAGATAATGGATTGCCCAATAATCCACGCTGTTTCGGTCACCGCTTACGCGCATGGCGTTATCAGTTTGCGACTGGCAAGTAAGGAAATCTTCCAACCGAGCAGGTGTAGCCCAGGCTCGCGTGACGGAACGCCTGATAGGTGCCGCTGAAGAAGCGGTCCTGGTCCTTGCCGGGCACAGGTGCTGATCCAGTGATCTTCAACGCAGGGATATCAAACACATATCCCTCGCGGTTGAGATCGGAACGGTTGGTCTTAATCATGATCGAGGTCTGAGTGTTGGCGATTGCCGCTGCCAGCAACGCGGTGTCGCCAAAATACGCATTGAGCTTGCCCGAGAGCGAGAGTGAGCCGTCGCGAATACCGACCGATCCGAGCGTCCCGATGGCCTTTTGGCCGGCGAGATTGTTGGCGAGATCGAAGCCTATTTCCTGGAAGAACGACGGGCCTGTGACCGTCACACCGCCGACCGATAGGCGTCCGACGTTCGATGCTGTGTTGAGCACGCTAAAAGCGGGAGCGGCAATATCGGTTGCACCGGCCAATCGGGTCGTAACCACCGATCCGGTCGTACCAATAAAACTAAAGGACCCGGTTAGAATAGACGCCGCCTTGAAATCGATCGACCATTGGTCGAGTTGCGAGCCGGGGAAATATTCGTAAGACGGAATGGTGATATCCTGCTGCTGGCGCTCCAACGTGAACGAGCGAGGTGTTGTCCCGTTCGCTAGAAAATCCCCGGTGAATATCTGAATGGTCTTGCCGGTCCCAGAATCCGTGGCCCAGCCGGTGGGCAGGTTGTCGAGCGTGATTGCATGCGCGGTGACAGCTATGGCACGCGCCCATGAATTGTTTGCCGCATTTGCAAACTGCGATCCCACAATATCGCCGCCGATTTTGAGCCATTCACCGACACTGATGCTCATCGTGGTGAAATCGAGCACAGTTGAGGCTAAGCCGGTCGCGGTCGCTGTGATATCGGCAGATGCACCCTGGAAACCGCAATTCTGCAATTTTGCACCGGCCTGCGGAGAGGCATCCACTTGGAAGGTTGCTGCACCAAATACTACGGTCGTCGCGCTTGAGCTCACAACCGGCACCAGCAGCCCGTTGTTGGCAGCATTCGCAAATCCGCCGGTATTGACGAGCATGCCGGCAACGTAAGGTGTGCCGCGCGGGGTGGCGACAGTCGCCGTCGTAGCCGATAGCGCGGAAATTTCAACGCCCGCCGTCACCACTTGGATCAACGGGTCTATCGACCATGTTCCCTGCATGGACGCCTGGATCATGTCGTCGAAGGCTTTGAACGAAAGCTCCATCGCCGCGGCGCCAGCCGAATCCGCGTCGATCAGGATGAGATCGGTCGTCTGCCGATCGGCGCGGATTTCACTGCTCACCACCGTCTTCGGCGTGAATGCCGGCGTGTTCGAAGTGACCCGCAGCGCGGTGAACGGAGGATTTGCCGGCGTCGTTCCGGGCGTGATCTCGGCGCAGTATGAAAGTGTCGTTCTGTTGGTTGAACCCATGGCGATTTTCCTTTGCGCGTGTAGAAGCCGTCTCTCGCGAGCGGCAGGGATTTACCTGAAAGAGTGGAAGCGGAGGTTGTGTAAAGTGCAAAACGAAAACGTGGCGTTAGGCGAAGAGATAGAAGTAATATGGGACCACAATCGACAGCACAAAATAATTCCCGATGTCGTTGCTGTTGTCGATAAAGGCTGGATTCGGTGCGAGGCACGAAACGCCTGAGAACTGCTTTGCGCGAAACAAGACCCTTAATTGCTCGGCCCAGTCGAGACCCTGCGCGATTGCCGCGCCGCGCGGGATGGAGAGGACAAGCCGGAACGCACCGGATTCTCGAAACGAGCGGTTGCCAACGCCGGCCATCCCGACATGAGTTTCATTGGCAACGGGGTACTGCACCTCGATGAAGGCTGAACCATCAGCCGGAGGAGTACCTTGCGCATTCACACCGATGACGGGGATATCCGTCGACGTGGCATCGATGGTCGAGATGACCGTCCACGTCGCGCCGAGACGGGCCTCCACAGCATCAACAACGGCCTTGCTCGCCATGAATTATCTCGGGGTGATTATAATGCTTGGCTGACGAACATCGCTCTTGTTAGCCGCACGTGCAGCGCTGGTATTTTTTAACGGAACCGGACTTGCAACCGATGATCCCAACAAAGCCCGGTAGTTGAATTCTATTTTTGCACTATTTCCGAAACGCGCCCTGGCCAGGGCGGCTACCGCCTCATAAACACCATCGGGAAATTGCGGGCTCGATCCGTGTTCGATCTTTACGGCATAGGGGACAATGTTCACAAATTCATATTCGGAGGCCGGAGGGATTGTTGAACCCATCGGAACTTCATTGCCATCAGCGAATAACACATGCGATCTTTGATAAAGACCGGGATGAGGATCGCGTCCGGAGCCAACCGGAGAATGCTGCTGCAACTGTTCGCTGATCCAGATCAGCGCATCGCTGACGATCTCAAATTCATAGACGATAATCCCGCCATCTGGTTTTACATTATCCTCTGACGCCCCCTCACTTCCGTCAACAAATGTCTTATGCGGAGGCACTTGCCCGAGAACTTGTTTGTCTTGCTCCTCTCCTTCCGCCAGTTTCTTGCGTGCAAACTCCGCGAAGATCGCGCTGCGTTGTTCCGGCGTGCCAGCAACCAACGTGATGATCAAATCTCGATCAATCGGCTGGACCTTGACCGTGACTACCATTAACCCGTCACCCGCATATTGATGCGCACAAGAGCGTCTTGCACTGATTGCGTATCGACAAAAACCACTACGCGCAGACGATTCTTGACAACCACCTTGTCGGAACCTATCTGCGGAATTCTTGGATCAACATCGAAGGGCGCCGCAAGTGGTGCAGGCAACGCGCCGGTCCACTGCGCATTATTGAGAGGCGTCGGCGAGATGATGACATGCAAATCGGTTTGATTGATTCCCGCCGCTATTTCTTGGACAGATAATGCATCGACCCTGGCCGGGCATGTTATATCCACATGACCGGTTCCCGCTTTACGCCGCAGAATTACTGTTTCACCCGCCGCAGCAAGCGCATTATCGAGTGCGGATATGCATTCGTCCGGGCTCATCAATCGGGGTTCCGCGCCTGAACGTGCGACCAGAGTTTCTTGGTATTGCCCAGCGATGTGACCACGGTCGCGATCAGCTGATAGCTGACGCCGGGGATAAAGCCATTGAAGCGCTGCGAGGTCTGACTGCCGCTTTTCGAGGCGCTGCCGGAAACACGACTGGCTGGGCTAGGATCGGTGCCGGTAATGACCGCACAGCTCCAGCTCGCGCTCGCGATTGTCTCGCCGGTCACCAGATCGTTGACAAAATCGAGCGTATAGATTTCATCCTCGGCGGTGTCACTGGGATCAAAATCGCTACCGACATACATTTTCGGCGTTTCCCTAATCCCGCGTTTTCAAATTCGAAAGCAGGCGAACGCGTGCTTTCTGATTTTGCAGAGACCGAACGCGCGCGTTCGGATTTAGCAGGAACCGAATGCGATTCTTCGAATTCTTCAGCAGTCGCCCAAGAATGAAACTATTGCCACAAATTTCCAAAGTGACCGGCGACCCGAAGGCCAAGCCGCCGAGAATTTCGAGTGCGAGCGCCGCGTTGCCGGTGACACCGGTCGCCAGCGACACTATCTCGCTCTTGGTGCTTTGATCTCGACTGACGGCCGCCAGAATTTCAAACAGAGCGGCCCGATCGACCGTTATTCCGATCGAAGTCCCGATCGGTTCCGCAGCCGACCCCATAACGCCGACCGTGATCTCGACTTCGCTGACAGGAGAAGCCGAGAGAGATGCAAGTATTTCATCCAACACTGACCGATCGCTCGTAACCTTGATCAGCAATTCGATTGCCGACCCAGACGATGCGAGCACGGACGTAGACGACCCGGTCTGGACATTGGCGTCGGCCGAGAACTTCGCCGTTCCTTCCAATTGCAAGGCCGCGTCACCGGTCACCGCCAGGGCACCTAGGTTTTCCATCTCTGGCGTGGCGTCAGACAATACTTTCGGCAAAACTTCTGTAACCGCGCCGACATCCCTTCTTTGGCCGCCGATGAATTCTGTCGGGAAGACAATATCGGAACGAAGACCTGCGGACGATCCGGTCTGGACATTGGCGTCGGCCGAGAACTTCGCCGTGCCTTCCAATTGCAAGGCCGCGTCGCCGGTCACCGCCAGGGCACCGAGATCCTCCATTTCGAGAGCGGTGTCTGACAAGACTTTCGGCAACACCTCTGCGAGCTGGCCGGCGTCGGCCGAGAACTTCGCCGTGCCTTCCAATTGCAGCGCCGCGTCGCCGGTCACCGCCAGTGCGCCGAGGTCCTCCATTTCGAGAGCGGTATCGGACGATACTTTCGGCAACACCTCTGCGAGCTGGCCGGTATCCCTTCTTTGACCGCCTACAAATTCCGTAGGAAATACAATGTCAGAACGTAGACCTGCTAGAAGTTCGGCATCTCCCGCCACATCGGATCTAAACGCCGCGATGATCTCGTCCACAAGGACGGCGTCACGGCGCAGGACGGCGATGCCCTCTACCAGCGAGATGGTGTCACTGCGAAGACTCGCTAGCAGTTCGGCGTCTCCCGCCGCATTGGCTATGAGCGCCGCGATTGCTTCGGTCGGCGAGATGGCATCGCAAACAAGGGCGGCGATGATCTCGGCACCCTTTCCGCTGTTGCGCTGAAGGGCACTCTTCACCTCAGCCAGCACGACGGCATCGGCTTTCTGGCAGCTTAAGAATTCGAGCCCCGAGCGACTATCTGCGGTGACCGAGGTGCCACTTCCCGCAGTCCCAGCTAAGGCCAATGCACTGACGACCATCGCCCAAGATGGCGCGGTCGCCCCAAAAGCGATTGACCCACTGGATAGCGTGCCATCCAGAAACTCACCTACGCAGCGCGAGGAGTTTGTCGCGCCGCCGGTCTGAGCCAGTGATCCGATGACGGTGTAGCCGGTTCCATAACTCATAGTGGACTGGCTATCGGCCCATCCGGCAAACCCAATCAACATCGTGCTGGCCGATGTTGTCGTCAGGCCAGAGATAGTTGGAATTGTGGCCGAGGCACTGCCTGCGCCAGCCGGGAATGAAACGTTCGCGTCCCAAGGGTTTGTTTGGTAATCGGTGCCAGTGAAACCCTTGACGCCAAAGGCGACGAACGAAGCATCGTCTATTGTGTGAGCGCCATTCGATGCTGTTAAGGTGAAAGTCGCCGCGCTTAGTGTGCCAGAAATATAGGCCCACCATAATTCTATTACACAGTAGGCACCCGTGCTGCCGCCTCCGTCCTGCGTGCCGCGTCCTTCGAAGGTATAGGTATGCCCGGCGCTATCTGATACGGAGGAAAATGTCGGATGAGCTGCCGCACTCGCCACGTTTTCAGCATGTACCGCGACAATAACGATGCTTCCGGCCGTGCCGGTCGTCAACGAGCCTTTCGCGCTGCCGGTATTGCTGCTGGACCAGATTCCGGTTGTGGTGCCGTCGAGGGCAAGGGCCATGTTAAGCTTCCGACGGTCTTAGTTGACGCACGCCAGGCCCCATCCAGCGCCGAGCTAGGTCGTCGAACCGGTCGTGCGCAGATCAGCCGTACCTTTGTAGACCGTTGTGCCGGCCGGAAGCGTCAGCCGCAGCCACACGCCCTGCGCATCCGCCGCCACGCCGCCCGCGGGCAGTGAGCCAGGCGAAGCTATGACGCTCACCACCGCAGGCTGGGTGACGAACGTCAGAGACGAAGCATCACCATTGGCCGGCAGCGTCTGCCGGTTAGCCGCGGTTGCCGTATCGTTGAGCACCTTGCAGAGTGCGAGATCTAGCAATGCAGTGCCCGGCAGCGACGGCGTCTCGCTTAGCACCTGCAGCTGAGCGCTTGTGAGTGCGATCGTCGCGTTCGTGTTGAGCGCGAAGATCTTCTCATAGAACGTTCGCGATGAACCGCCCGGCACATCGGCCTGCGCGGTGGCGAAGATGCGTGTGATCGCGGTAACCGGGTTAGGCAAGAGATCGAACAGCATGCCGAAGGTGACGTTGTAGGTCGAGGTGGCGTCCGGCAGCGTGCCCCAGTCGCGGTTGATCGCGACAATGTCGGCGCCGTAAGCACCCGCCGTATAAGGCACCATGATCATGCGCATCTGGTTGACGCCGGTGCCGCCGGTGATTCGGATGATCATGCCGAGGCCGCCGTAGGTCAGCGCACCCAAGGTCGCTCCATCGCCGGATTGAAGCTTGAAGAGAGGCGGCGTCGTGCCCGACTTGTTGGCCGAACCGACTTGCGCGGTATGCGCGCTGATCGTCTTGGTGTTCGCCATGACGGCGACGTCGCCCACAGCAGCGGTGCCGGTCGGATTGGCTAGCCCCGCGATGGCGCCGCCGGTGATGACTCCGGCCAGCAGCCGTTCGAACGACTGAGCGCCGAACGAGGCCGTCAGCACCGTGGTCCCGGTAAGCGTGATCGCCGCCGGCGTCTGGATCGTACCGGATGCGTCGCGCCCGGTAATCTGACATTTTGTCGCGGTATCGGACGCTGAGGACGAGACCAGGTCGAAAGTGCCCGCCGCCGAGATATCGTAAAAGCTCACGCGCTTGGTGAGATCGAGCGCGCCGCCTACCGTGGCAGCATCGGCCTCCGGCATGTTCGCCGAGCCATAGAGCACGATTTCATTGGGAACGACGCTCATGGGGAGCCTCCGCTAAGTTGGAAAATTGTTGTGAAACCGGTTACGCGATGACGGTCAAGCAGAGCCTACGCCTGGAATTTCACAGCCAAACACGATAAGTGGTTAGAAGTGCCTGTACCGCCCCGTTGATCGCTGTCTCGGCCCCGCCGCCCATAGTCCAATTCCGATCGATAATGCCTGGCACGGATTCACGGCTAAGAAAAAGATTTTGCTGCGTAAGAGATCTCAGGTGACTCGCTTGTAATGCGATCGCGGTTCGGATTGGCTCTGGAACATCAGTCCCTTTATCGCCATAGCCGGCGATAAATCTGATCGTCACAGAGCCTGGCACCGTGATGTTGACCGACGGCCATGTCGCCCCATTCGCCAGCACGATATGCGATGGCGTTCCTTTTTGAACGAGATAGGTGGCCGGATCGACTGTCTGATTAACACCATCCGTGTCGATATAATTTACGCTGGTCACACTCTGAAGCGGCGGAAGTGGGATAACAATTCCGTGCCTGTGCCGGTGCATCCGGTGAATGTCATCGTAACGACTGCCATAACCGCCATGATCGCTCGATCCGTAGAAACCCGTCTCAAGTGGTCGGTTCATTCCCGAGAAATGATCGAGCACCAAATCCCACGTCTGGGTAACAAGTGCCCGGCCAAGCAATCCGTCGACGCCATCGATCATCTGCCTACCGGCCGAGATCAGCGCGCTGAGCACAGCGTCGGTTAGTTCAGAACCGATGTTGAGCCGCGCGCGGGCTTCTGCGACGGTCAACGGCTCGACGGCCGGCGCGCTGACGAGCTGAAGGGTCATCGCCCTGTTCGCTTATTTGTATTCGAACGCGCCGGAGACATCGCCCGCGGCGACAACCGTCGTGTCGGTATTCGCCGCCAGACCCGTGATGGCGTAACCGATGCCGAGCGGAAACAGAACGCCGAGTGTCATGTGCCGATCTCGACATTGATTCGCGGGAATCAACACCTTGAAGAACACGACATCCGTGCCAACGGTCGGCGCGGTCGCCTTGTTATAGAATTTGAACACCTTGATCGACGCCGTGTTGTTGCACAAGGAGAAGCCATACAGGATCACCGGACCCACCTTGATCGGTGTCGCGTTGGTGGTCGCAGCGGATTCGACCGTCGCGATCAGGGCCGCCGGGGAGATTTGCGCCGATGCCGGGCCGGCCAAAAGGCCAAGAATTGCCGCGAGTGTAACCACAACCCATCTGATGTTCATGATGTGACAACCTTTTTACAGACGCGCGGCGCGGCTGTACGTGGAATCAGTTTTTGATGACGATGAATGACAGCTTGAGTGTGCCGTTCAGGGCCGCCGACACATGTGCATTCCTGATCACGATCTCGACAGACCCGGCCGCCGGTGTCACGGTCTGTACCTGCGTTGATCCGGTTGTATTCGTCCCAAACGCCGAGCTGACGAACACCTGATCCGCCGCTGCAATCATCGAATTCGTCAAGGTGAGAGTGTAAGTCGCCGCCGCTGCGGTGACGAGCGCTTCCGTCGTGATCACCCCGGCAAACTTATTGAGCGTTGCGGCGCCGGCGACCGCTGTGACGGTCTTGGTGCCGCTATCGAGAGCGAGACCGCCAGGCGGGCGAAGCTGTGCCGGTGATCCGGTCTGTGCAAACGCAATACCGCCAGCAAGAAGAGCGAAGGCCGCAAGGGCCAGAACAAAACGCTTCATGATAGTTCTCCAGAGTTGTTGTGTTAATGCGTTGAGGTCCGACCTTGCGGCCCGCGCGGGAAGATTACTTCTTGCCGTATTTGTCCGGCTTGGCGGATTCGTCCACGGTTCCGAGCTCGAGCTTCGGATTGCGCAGCGGTGTCGTCTTGTGTTGTTCGGGGAGCTTGCTTGCCTCCGTCTGCCGCTCGACACGTTCGCGGGTCGCCTTTGCACCGATCTCGCCGTGAATGGTCTTTTCGTCACCCTCATTCACATATTCGATGAGACCGTTCGCCCGCAGCTCGGCGGCGCGCACGCGCGGGCATTCGAATTCATCGCCCGGGTGTAATACGTTACCCTTCAAGCTGGGATTTTCATGAAACGTGCGCAGCGCGCGCACGGAAATTTTCTGCTGGTCGTCCTGATTTTGCTCAGCGTCCTGCGCGTTACCGCCGAATTCGATCGTTCGGTCGGGCTTCGCAAACGTAGTGGTCGTGATTGGTTTGGTTTCTTCAACCATGGGAATCTCCTATCGGTGAAGTTGAAAAACGATGTGACAAGCGAACAGCGCGCCGAGATGATAACCCCGACGCGCCGCTCTCTGCTGTCTTACGGCAGGGTGCCGGTGATGAACGCTGTCGGGCGCTTGACCACGAGTGCCAGGCGTTCTTCCGCCCGGATCGAGATCATGTTCTTTTCGAAGTCGTCGACATTCTCGGTCGAGATCATGATTTCGATCGCCATGCGGTCGAAAATCTGAGCGCCATACTTGAAGGCGCCGGTGAGGAACGTCCCCGCCGTCATCGCCAAGCTGGACGCAACCGGAAGACCCCACAACCGCGGGGTAACCGTACCCTGCGGATCGCCGATGATGTAACGGCCCATGCCATCCTTGGTCATCTCGATCTTGGTCCAGTCGGTCGGATTGAGGACCGTGCCGGTCATCGGAAAGAGAGCAATGACGCCCTGCAACATCGCGAGACGAATGCGATCGATGGCAGTCTCGCCAGTGACCGCGAACGCAGCGCTGTATGCGCTGGCCTGCGGGATGATGCCGAGCAGATGTTGCCCGGTGCCGTCGCCGTTAAGCAGTTCGACCTCTTCGGCGAAGTCGAGGCCGTACCGCATTTCGGCGTCGATGGTGGATCGCAACGCCGGCGCATCATCGAGAATCTGCCGCGACGCCTTGACCAAGTGCGCAATGGTACGAACCGGGAAAGACCGCAGATCCCAAGTGTAGTTCGAATATGCCTTGGCCGTATTTTCGGCGGCGACCGCAGCATTGTTGGTGCGCGCCACCTGCACGGCATATTCGATGGCGTTGGAGATCGTCTGTCCCGGCGCGATCAGATCGCGCACGGCAAACGGCCGCATCGGGAGCGGAACGACCGGCTGGCGATCGGCCACCACGAGTGACGTCGTCACCGAACCGGTTGACCCCCACGAACCGGTACCGCTGAGGATCGTCTTGGTTTCAACTTCGAAGTTGACGGTGCCCTTCTTGTTGCCACCGAGCAGCCGCGACTTGACCTGGTCGTTCTCGACGATGATATCGCCGAGCGACTTCTGATCGAGAATCGGATGATCTCCGCCGCGGCGCACCACCTTCTGCTCGATCTCGGCCACGCGGGAATCCATCGTCTTGATGAACGCGTCGACCTTTTCGGTGATAGTCGTGTTCATCTTCAAGAGACCTTCGTCGCACGCCGTTTTGGTCTCCGTGTGCATCTTCTTGAGGTCTTTTATCTCGGCCGTCGCCTTTTCGGCGATGGGCTTGACGACTTCGATCGCCGACTTGAGATCGGCGGCGAGCTTCTTGATCTCGGCTTCCGTTTCCGGATCGAGCTTTACCTTTTCCGTCATTGTGTTGTCCTCAGAATTTGGGAAGGGATGAAAGACCGTCCACAGCAGCGCCCATCTCATCGAGGGCGGATTTTGTGTCGGCCGCGGGTGCCCTGGTGCTTCCCTCATCGCGAGGTAGCGAGCCGAACAGAAGTTTGGCGATATCATCTGCTCGTTTGCGAGACAAACCTAACTCATCAACGAGGGTTGTTCGTATCGCACGAAGTGTGATTGGTGCGGCTTTGGTCCAGCCGATAAGACCATCCGGCACGCGCTCGCCGGTCAATGCTTCATAAGCATCGCGTAGCGAATCCATCAGCAGCGCTGCGTCCTTGACCCCGGAATATGCGTATGGCGAACAGCCACTATTGCCGCACATGATTCTGTCTTGCGCGATGATCGCCGCTGCAAGACTTTCGATGGCATCCTCAATATCCGGTCCTTCAAACGTATCTTCATCGAGATCGCCAGGATCTCCGGGGCCGCCGGCGTCCTTGAGATGGCGCGCAAACGCGGTTTTCAATTCCTGAATGCGCGCCGCGCTATTGCTTGGGTCGCGCACGATGTCGACGGAATGCAGATTGATGGCCGTGAGCGTGCGGCGTGGCTCACCTTGTTTCTTGCCCATGCGCGCGCCGCCCGGCGGCACGGCATAGGCAATCGACATTCCCTTGAGCGCGCCGTCGCGCATCAACCCATAGACGCGCCTGCCATAGTCGGTATCGAGTGCGCTGATCTTGCCCTTGACCTTGAGGCCGTGTTCGTCCGATTTCATTTCGGTATAGACACCAACCGGGAGCGGATCGCCGCCCGTATAGGCGCTGTGCTCGACATAGAGCCCCGGCATCGTGCCCTTGGTCGCATGTTCGGCGAGTGATGCATCGAATGCACCCTTGACGATCACGTCCTTGTGGGAGTCGAGGATATCGTACACCGAACCATAACCCTCGAATTCCCCGGACTGTTCGTTACCGGCGAATTTGAGCTCGGCCGCCGCTACGAAAATCTCAAAGTTATGCATTTGCATCTCCCTCTGCGCCGGCATCAGCCGGGGTTGGTTGATTGAAATCGGCGTTCGGATCGAGTGGCTTGGGTGCACGGCCTCGCACAAATTCGCCGGCGTATTTAAGCGGCATCATATTGGACATGATCATGAGATCATTGCCGTCCGGATCGGGTGGCATATTTTCCAGCGCACGGATTTCGTTCGGGGTGGCCAGGCCGTAAGCAATCATGGTTTTGTAGAGCCCAGCGCGAATCGTGCTATCGGCGCGCAAAATTCCATCGACGTTGAATTCCGCGTAATAGGAAAGTTGCTCTTTCGTGGTCAGCAGCGACTTGCTGATGGCCTGCTCGATACGCTCCAGGTGTGGGCGCAAAGAGAACATCAAAAACCACAGCAGCATCTGTTCGAGGCCGGTGCCCCACGCTGTTGATTTTTCCATGTGCCCGATCATGGGAGGCGGCACCATGAACCAGCGACACATTTGCTCGACGTGGAAGCCGCGGGTTTGCAAGAGCTGCGCGTCTTCAGGCGGAAGCGAAACTCCGGTGTTGAGCTTCCAGCCGCCCTCCATCAGCGGTACGCCGCCGGTATTCATTGCGCCCGAGAAGCGATCAATAATTCCCCTTGCCTGTTCGCGCTGCGGATCGGTCAGATAAGTCGGCGCCTCCATCACCGCGGATGGACGCATTCCGTTGCGGAAGAATGCGCCGGCGGCTTTCTCCGCCGCCATTGCACTTGCGAGTGATTGCCGCGCCTGCGTAATCGGAGGAATACCGATCATCCCATCGAGCGAAAATCCCTTGATGTGAAAAACATCATCTTCGTTCAGGGTCGCTGAAGAACCCAAATACGAATAGGTGTAAATCAACGACCCGTCGGGTTGCCTGCGCACCATCACCCGATCCGGGCGCAGGGGTGTGATGGCAACGATGCGGTTTCCTAGTCGTTCAATCGCCGCGTAGGCATTCCCCCACAACAGAATTGCCGAAACCATTGCCGTCCAGAATTCGACCGCCGTCATGTCGGCATTCGGACGATCGTGCAGGATACGGTAAAGCGGATGTGTGTCGTCGATTATCCCGCGGCCGTCTTTATCCCGCTTGTAGACAAAAAGCGGCAACGTCGCGATCGTATCGGAGACCAATCGAACGCAAGACCAGACGACATCGAGTTGCAGCGACGTGTCGACGGTGACATTCTCGCCTGCATAAGTCGGACCTCCCGAAAAAAAGTGATATAGCCTTGGGTCCGTCATCCCGAGGCTGCGCGCTAGAATCGATACAGCCTTCGTCAGAATGTTCATTGAGCGAAGACCTTTATCGGCTTTCCGAGTCTTCAGCTAATGCCGACGATCGGTCGAGAAAGAAATGCGCCCAATCGACCGGCCGAAATTGGGGCCGGATTCAAACTCATCCGGTCCGCCGCATCGAACATCGCCATTGCAACATCTATCTTTCGATCGCCAGCAAATGCTTTGGTCGCGCGGAACGCGGTTGCGGTTGCTTCGATCTTGAGATTGTCAACACACCAATTCAGCAGCCCACTATCGGAATGCCAGAATGTACCATCGATCAGCTTGCGTTCGATCGAGCGCAGCGCATTCATCAACTTGTGGCCGCGCTGATCGATGCCAAAAAGCTTTTTGTCTTCCTGGGTGATCCCGATTTCAGCCAGGGCATCAACCATGGCACCGAGCCCTTCCGGATCCATCGCCACGCAGGCAAGAAGGCCGGCATCATCAATCTGTTTCACCACCTCGACGATCGATGGGAGATCGGGAAGGACTCCCTCGCCTTCGATATTGTCGTCTATGATGATGAGTTCCTGGGCTTTCTCAAAGCCTAGCAGCGTGACTGCTATCGACTTGCGACGCTCAAGAACCTTGCGGAAACACCAACCCTTCGACCACACCAGCCAACGCTTCGTTCCGGTCTCGCGCCCCATGACGACCAGACCGAACAGATCGTCCGCACCGCCGCCGTCAATCCCCACCACCACAACTTCACAATTTGCGAGGATATGTTCGAGCGTGATCAATTTGTTGGCCCGCTTTTCCCAGTAGTCCGCGCCAGCCCAGCGATCGGCACCTAGCCCCATTCCTATTTCGATATCGAAATGCTGCGAAGCGGCTCGGCGCATTTCGGAATCACCAGAACGTTCCGCATCGCTCCAAATTTCTTGCAGGCCATCGATCGTGATCGACCGATTGAGGTTCGGGTTAACCAGACCCCAATTCTCCGGAAGCCTCCACGCGCCAGACTTCATCATGCTTTGCGGAAACTCATAAAGGACCGGGAGCATCATCCCACCCTTCATGGACCCGTCGCGCACCTCGCGCGCCAGGTGAAGCTTTTCCTTGAACACCCCGACAGGGATATCGTCCGACTCCGTGGTGATGATCAGCCGGAAGGCTTCCGGGATCGGGAGCTGGCCGCCGCTCAATTGCCCGATGATGTTTGCGGCCTTCGGGTGCTTCGCGAGTTCCCAAAATTCATCGAGCAGCAGACCAACGGTTTTATTACCGACGACAATCTTCTGATCGAAGGTCTTGATGCGCAGCGATGCGCCGGTCTCTCGATGTGTGATCTTCTTGAGGTGCCGCTGCACCTTGAACAGATGTTTGAGCAACCCTTTTTTGCCATCGAGATCGCGCTGTGCACGATCGTCTTCCTCGATCATTCCGATGCAGGCGGTGAACGCAATTTCGGATACGGCGTGCGACGGCGCGATTAGCAGGAACTCACCGCGCGGGCGCTTGTTCAAATACAGCGCGGTC